CATCTCGTCCCGGTGTTTGCGGCCATCCGGTCGATCGTCGACTACGTGTCGACAGTCCCGGTGACGTTCCACCGCGAGAACCCCGACGGCACGAAGACGCTGATCTCGCCCCCGGCGCTGATCCAGAACGTGTCACTGGAGTACGGGACGCTCGGGAACTGGCTCGGTCAGGCGGCGTACGGGATCGCTACTCGCGGCAACGCGGTTGGGCGCATCACGGCCGTCGGCAACTACACCACAGGTCAGCCCACGATGATCGAATGGGCGATGGACTGGTCGGCGAACGACTACTACGGTCCGCCGAGCTGGTTCCTCAACGGCGCACCCGCCGCACCTCCGACCGTGGCGCACATCCCATGGCTCGTGCCGAACGGCCGCCGCCTGGGCATGTCGCCGATTCAGCATGGCGCGGTGACGATGCGGGCGGCCCTGTCTGCTCAGGAGTACGCCGACGTCAAGCGCGGCGGTGGTATCCCGCCGGCGATCCTGAAGAACAACATGCAGGTGCTCGACGCTGCCGCGGCGGGGGCCGTCCAGGATCGCGCGGTGTCGTCGTTCGCGTCGGGCAAGCCGTTCGTTTCGGGTAAGGACTGGGATCTGAGCATCGTCTCGATCCCGCCAGTGCAGGCGCAGTTCATCGAGGTCATGAAGATGTCAGCCTCGCAGATCGCGGCACTGTACGGCATCGACCCGCGCGAGGTTGGCGGCGAGGCGTCAGATTCGCTGTCGTACACCAACGACGAGTCGCGGGCGCTGAACCGGGCACACAACATGCGTCCGTATCTGGCCCGGATCGAGAACGCCGTGAGCTCGTGGCTTCCAGGCGGCCAGACGATGCGCTTCGACATCGGGGCCACGATCCGCGCCGACGTCTCAACTCAGACCGCGATCATCGGCGCGAAGATCGCCGATGGCCGGCTCTCGGTGAACGAGGCGAGGGCGATGGAAGACAAGCCGCCTGTTGATGGCGGCGACTATCACGACGTGCCAAGCAAGTTGACAGGCCAGCAGGAAACGAGACCAGGAGAACCATCATGACTGACGCAGAGCGTCGACTCACTGCGGTCCGGGTGGAAGTCCGGGCCGCTTCTGACAAGCAGACCATCGGCGGCTATGCGGCGAAGTTCAACTTCCAGAGCCGCAACCTCGGTGGCTTCGTGGAGCGCGTGGATCCGAACGCGTTCGCGAAGTCCCGTGGCGATGGCTGGCCCGAGGTCATCGCCCGGTACAACCATGACGACAACATGGTTCTGGGCACCTCGCGCGCTGGGACGCTGCGGCTGGACACGGACGGCGTGGGCCTCCGTTACGACGTGGACCTGCCGACGTCGCGCGCTGACGTGTACGAGCTCGTCTCGCGTGGCGACGTCTCGCAGTCATCGTTCGCGTTCATCCCCTTCGAGGACGACTGGGCGACCACGGACCAGGGCTTCCCTCTCCGTTCGCTTCTGTCGGTCCGCCTGCTGGACGTCGCCCCGGTGAACACCCCGGCGTACGAGGACAGCACGGTCGGCCTGCGCGGGATCGACGGGGCGTACGCGTCGCTCGCCCGCAAGTTCGACGCGGACGTCACCGAGGTGCGCAACCTCGCGTCGGCGAACGACCTCGTCAAGTTCTTCCGCCGCACGGACGGTGTCTCGGCTGAGGCTGAGAAGAAGAAGTCCGCGCAGGCGGCGCTGGCCCGGGCTCTCGCCCGAGGCTGACCTAGCAGGACCCCGCGCACAGAGGCAGGGCGACACCCACCTCGAGTCCGCGGCGCAGCACCCAGCACTTCCGGCAGGGCGAAACCCACCGGGCAACTCACACCCGAGTTCCCGGAAAGGGGATCGCAGCATGTCTGAAATCAACGACAAGCTCACCGAGCGCCGCAAGGCGATCGTGGAGCAGATGAAGCGCCTGGCTCAGGACGCGGTCTCGGAGTCCCGCGACCTGTCCGCTGACGAGCAGGGCAAGTTCGACGCGATGGACGCCGAGGTTGGCAACCTGGACAAGCGCCTCTCGGCGTTTGCCGAGGAGCAGAAGCGGGCCCTCGATATCGAGGAGTCGTTCCGCCGCAACTCTCCGAAGGATGAGCAGCGCGGCCAGGGCAACGAGGCGTCCAAGTTCGTCCAGTGGGCTCGTTCCGCTGGCATCGGCGACTCGTACGAGGTCGCTGGTGGGGCTGGCGCTGAGCGCCGCGCCCTCGAGGCGTACCGCGGTGAGCAGCGCGCCATGTCCGCCTCGAACGGTCTCGGCAATGACAGCGTCTACTCCCAGCTCTGGGAGTACGCGGTGGCGGGGTCGCAGATCCTTCAGGCGGGCGTCGACGTCATCTCGACGTCCGACGGCAACACGCTGCCCTTCCCGGTCGTCACGAGCCACGCCCAGGGGGCTTCGGCCGCCGCGAACGCGGCTCTGACCGCGTCGGATGCCACGCTCAGCACCGTGAACCTGTCGGTCACGAAGCAGCAGTACATCACGCTCGTTCCGAGCGAGCTGCTTCAGGACGCGACGTTCGACCTCGAGGGCTACATCGCCCGCGCGGCCGGTCGTGAGCTGGGTCGCCAGGTCACCTCGATCGCCGAGGCCGCGCTCATCGCCGGCTTCACGACGTCGGGCGCTACTGCCCCGTCGGCGAGCGTCGGTGCCTCTGGTGGTGCGGTCTTCTCGGACGCGCTGATCTCGCTGTTCCACAGCGTGCTCCCCGAGTACCGCCCGACGGCTTCGTGGGTGTCTTCGGACCCGACGATCGCCGCCATCCGCAAGGCGAAGGACGGCCTCGGTCAGTACGTGTGGCAGTCGGCGCTCACGGCTGGTGACCCGGACCTGGTTCTGGGCCGCAGCATCTACGCGTCACCGACCCTCCCGAGCCCCACGGGCACGAGCAAGATCGTCTACTTCGGCGACTTCTCGGCGCTCAAGGTGCGCATCGCGGGCGGCCTGCGCTTCGAGCGCTCGGTCGACTACCAGTTCGGTAACGACCAGGTCGCGTTCCGCGCCGTGGTCCGCACGGGCGCTGCGGTCGTCGACCCCAACGCGGTGAAGTTCCTCCAGCTCACCGCTACCTGATCGGACGGACGGAGCCTGCTCATGCATGCATCAGTGCTTACCTGGGCGGGCTCCGTCCTACCAGATCTTGTTACCGGCCGCGATGTGATCGAGGTCGGTTCGTACGACGTCAACGGTTCGGTGCGCCCGACGCTCGAACCGTTGGCGTCGTCATACCTCGGCGTGGATGTATCGCCGGGGCCGAGCGTGGATGTGGTCGCGGACGTCGCGGACCTGCCAACGCTCTACCCGGACGGCTTCGACGTGGTCATCACCACGGAGATGCTCGAGCACGTCGCGTCGTGGAAGGCCGCGATCAAGTCGCTCGTCAAGGCCGTGAAGCGTGGCGGCGTTCTGGCGCTCACGACGCGCTCGCTCGGCTTCCCACTGCACAACTACCCCGTGGACACCTGGCGCTACTCGGTGGACGAGATGCGGGCGATCCTCGAAGGCGCCGGTCTGGTCGTCGACTCGTCCGAGCCGGACCCGCAGCAGAACGGCGTGTTCGCGGTGGCACACAAGCCTGCCAAGTGGACCGCGCCGAAGGGTGCGGACTGGTGGCCCGGGTTCCAGCTCCCCATCTGGGACGGATCTATCCCGGAGGCGCAATGAAGGCGTTCGCCTATGAGGATGGGAGCGCCTGCGGCTACTACCGACTCCGCGTCCCGTTCTACGAGATGCACCTCAACGGCATCGACGTCGGCTACGCGACGGGCGGCCCGTTCCCCCAGGATGCTGACGTCGTCGTTGGGCAGCGCGTCGGGTCCGATTCCCAGTCCCTTCCACTCCTGAAGATCTGGCGCCACCGTGCCCTCGTCTGGGAGACGGACGACGACCTGTGGAACATCGACCCGACGAACCTTCGGGCTGCTCGGGCGTACAACCCTCAGTTTCTGGCCGAGATCGCGGACACGGTCCGCATGGCCGACATGGTCACGACGTCCACGAACTACCTCGCGGAGCAGATGAGCAAATTCAGCCGCAACGTCGTCGTGCTCCCCAACTGCGTGGAGCACGGGCTGTTCGAGGTTGAGCGCCCGCGCCGCGAGAAGGTCACGGTCGGCTGGGCTGGCGGCGACTCGCATGCGCGCGACCTGGGGTCTGTGGCCCCGCTGCTGCGGCGGTTCTTCCGCCGCAACCCGCACGTCGACCTGCACGTCATCGGCTGGGGCAGTGGCAAGCGTGTCGCGGACTTCCCGGCGCACATGCGCCCGTTCCTCCAGCCCAACCCGTTGCAGGAGATGGGTGTCGAGCACCGCTACACACCCTGGTCGGCCGAGATCTGGGACTACTACGCCGGCATCGACTTCGACATCGGCATCGCCCCGCTGATTCCGAACGAGTTCAACCGCTCGAAGTCTGCGATCAAGGCGCTCGAGTACGCGGCGCTTGGCATCCCGGTCATCGCATCTGACGTCGAGCCGTACCGCGAGTTTGTGGTAGACGGCGTGACGGGCTTCCTGGTCAAGCGGGAGCACGAGTGGGAGGCGCGCCTGCGCGACCTCGCCAACGACGAGGCCATGCGCCTTGAGATGGGCGCCAAGGCCAAGGAGCACGCGCTCGGCTGGTCCATCCGAAACCGGTGGCACGAATGGGTCGCCGCCTACGAGTCGCTTTTGGGGGTGTCATGGGCACGAAGGTCAACCTCGACCGCGAGCGCCTTGTCTCCGAGTACGGGCGCGCCGTTGCTGACGAGATGATCGCGGAGGCGGAGGCGCGCAGCTCGGAGGTCAGGCCGAAGCGCGACCCCGCAGAGGAGGCGCGATGACCGTCACCTACGACCAGGTTCTCGCGAGGCTCGGCGCCACGGACGTCAACGGCACCGACGCGGCGTCGGCCCTCACGCTCGCCCAGTCGCTCGTCACGCAGTACATCGGCGACGTCGTGGTGCCCGTCGAGCTCTCAGACGAGGCGGTCCTGCGCACGGCGGTAGACCTGTACAACCGGGCCGACTCGCCGAACGGGGTCGTCCTGCGGGCCTACGACGACGGCGCCGCCTTGCGGTATCGCTTCCCGGCCCAGGAGGGCTGGAGAGAACTCGCGGTCGCGGGGGAGCGGACGCGGATCGGCCTGCCCGGCGAGGCCACGGCCCATGCGCTCCCCCTGAAGGGCTA